AAACCTCCTATTGCAAGAATATTATTACATAAAGGTAATCCAATATTAGATATTAAACCTAATAAAAATAATCCTAATGAAACTGTTTTTGTATTTGAAGATACAGAAAAGTTCAGAAATGATTTAAGTAATGTAACTACTATGAAGAAATAGTAGTTTTTTATTTTGTAAAAAATTCATAAAAAAGGAGATGTAATATGTTATTAACTAAAACAGTTAAAATACAATGGAATAGATCAAATAATAATTATATAAGAAAAGGATATGTTTATACAAAAATTGGCGATATATTTGAAGTTAATGTAGAAGATTTAAATAAAAGTAGTAAAGAATTGGTGGAAATTAAATGTGATAATATAGGTTGTAATATTTCTAAATCAATAACATGGAAAAGTTATTTATTATTAGTTAAAGAAGATGGAAAATATTATTGTAGAAAATGTGCTTTAGAATTATTTACAAGAGATAAAATGAATAAAACTATATTAGAAAAAGCAAATCATTTCAACAATGGTGTATCGAAAATAATTATCAAGATTTTTTAAATAGATGGGATTATGAATTAAATAGTTGTAAACCTAGTGAAATAACATATAGAAGTGGTAATAAATATTATTTTAAATGTGAAATAGAAAAACATAAAAGTGAATTAAAACATATTGCTAATATAACTAATCAATTATATGGTATGTCATGTAAACAGTGTAATTCTTTTGCACAATGGGGAATTGATAATATTGGAGAAGATTTCTTAGAAAAGTATTGGGATTATGAAAAGAATACAATTGATCCTTGGGAAATAGATAAAGGAAGTAGTAGTAAAATAATATATATCAAATGTCAAGAAAAAATTTATCATGGAAGCTATAAAACATATTGCAATAGTTTTATTAATAATTCAAGATGTCCATATTGTATAAATAGAAATGGAAAAGTTCATCCTTTAGATAGTTTAGGTGCTTTATATCCTGAAGTATTAGATATTTGGTCTAATAAAAATAAGAAATCACCTTATGAATATTCTCCACATAGCACACAAAAAGTTTATTGGAAATGCCCTGAAGGTAAACATAAAGATTATAAAAGGAGAATACTTGATTCAAATAGATATAGTTTCCGTTGCCCTGAATGTAATTATTCTAAAGGTGAAGAAAAAATTAGTAATGATTTAATTATTAATAATTTTATTAAAATATCTCAAGAAGAATTTGAACAATTATTTGATGAAAACAAATATAATAAAAATTACTTTATTCCACAAATGAAGTATAATGGTTTAATTGGATTAGGTAGAGGATTATTATCTTATGATTTTTACATTCCTAAATTAAATTTACTTATAGAATATCATGGTGAACAACATGAAAGATATATTCCTTTTTTTCATAGAAGTATAAAAGATTTTGAAAAACAACAAGAACACGATCATAGAAAAAGTGAGTATGCAAAAATTAATAATATAATACTGTTAGTTATATGGTACTATGATTTTGATAAGATTGAAGAAATTTTAAATAAATATATTTAAAATAAAAGGAGAATTTATAATTATGCAATTAATAACCAAACATTATTATGATGATGAAACTTTAGATTTTATTAGTTCTAAATGGTTTATAAATGGTGAAGAAGTTAGTTTTGATGTTTATATGGATTATTGTACTGAATTGCAAAAAATTAATGGTGATTGTGAATGTAATTGTGATAGTTGTGAAAGAGATGATTGTTGCAAAGAATGTACGGAAGAAAATTGTTGTAGTGAATGTGATGAATATATAGATGATGATTGTGGAGATTGTAATGAATGTGAATGTTTTTGTGAAGAATGTAATTGTAATGAAATGACAGATCAAGAATATGAAGAAATAAAACTACTTTCTTCTTTCACAGAAAAAGTATTAGAACGAGAAGGTTGCCAGTCATGCACATTTGATTTATTGTTAGAGTTATATTTAATTGGTAAGCAAATTGGATTTGGCGATTGTAAAGACTATATTAAGGAAATGTTTGATTAATAAAACAATTTTAAAATATATTAAGTCCACTTCTATTTATTTGAGGTGGATTTTATTATGTTTTAAGGTTTATATGAAATTGATATAAATGTAAGATTTGGTAATGATTTTTGGTTTTTTGTTTTTAAGTTAGTTTAGAGATTATAAAAATAATATTGTTTGTTTTAAGAAGTTAGGTAATTAGGGGAGTCATGATCCCTTCTCCACACATCCTAACTTCTTTTTTATTTTAAAATGTGTGGATAAATGGAAAATAAAATTATAAATAATTGTGTGGAGGTTGAAGAGAAATGAATGAAGAAGTTAAATTAGAAAAAATATCTGGTGTTTATAAAATTGTAAATACAATTAATCGGAAAATGTATATTGGTAGTAGTATTCATATTAATGATAGATGGAAAGAACATAAAAGATATTTAAAAAATAATAAACACCATTCAAATCATTTACAAAAATCGTGGAATAAATATGGAAAAGATAACTTTAAATTTGAAATTATTGAACGATGTGAAGAAAATGAAACATTAATAAAAGAACAATATTATTTAGATTTATATAAAACTTACAATAGAAATAAAGGTTATAATATATCAACAAATTCTTCTGCACCAATGATGGGAAGAAAACATTCAGAAGAGACAAAAATAAAATTGAGCGAAATTATTAGAAATAGAGATGCATCTGCGTGGATTAGAGGTGAAGATAAGCCTAATTCAAAATTTAAAGATGAAGATATTATTAAAATAAAAAAATTAGTATATGAAGGAAATAAAATATTAGATATAGCAAAATTATATAATGTTGAACCTAATACAATAACTCAAATAAAAACAGGTGATAGATGGTCTCATATAAAAACCGAATATGATGATTTAATATTACAGACACCTAGACAAAAATTAACAAAAGAAGATGTAATTAATATTAAAAAATTATTAATTGAAGAAAATTTAAATATAATAGAAATATCAGAATTATTTGAAGTTACGTTTGGATTAATATCTTCAATTAAAAATTTAAATAGTTGGGAAAATATTGGTGAAGAATATAATGAACAATTAGCAAATAGATTATGTGTTAAAAAGTTAGATAAAAATAAAGTTAAAGAAATCAAATATTTACTTTTAGAAGGTAAAAGTTGTTTTGAAATAAGTAAAATTTATAATGTTACTCGTTCTACAATATCTTATATAAAACAAAATAAGACTTGGAAAGATGTTTTTATTAATGAAGATGATGTTTTAAATAAAGTATATTTTGAAAAAGGTGCTAAACCAGGTTCTAGAATTCCTATAATTCAATTATCAATTGATGGTGAATTTATTAAAGAATGGAATTCATCTAGTGAAGCATCAAAGATATTAAATATAAATGCTAGTGCAATAACAAAATGTTGCAAAGGAAAACAATTAACTTGCAAAGGATATAAATGGATATATAAAAGTGAATATGAAAAATAAAAATTTAAGAATATTTATTTAAATAAAAAGGAGTGGCTTTATGCCAAGAACTAAAAATAACAATAATACATCTGTAAAGCCACAAAAAAAAGTTGCCCAAATAACTTGTGCAGCATGTGGTGACCCAAAAAAAGTTTTAGATTATTATGTTAGCTATAATTTAATCCATCAAACAGGACGTATACCTTACTGTAAATCATGTCTTAAAAAAATGATTGCAGATGAAAATGGTAATGTTAGTTTAGAAAAAGTTAAAGAAACATTACGATTAATTGATCGTCCCTTTTTGTATAACATTTGGAAATCATCTTTAAAAGATAGTATGGATACTTTTGGCACATACATGAAAAATATTGCAATGTCACAATATCGTAAATTAGGATGGGAAGATTCTAAATTTTTACCTGAGATAGTAAATGAATTGAATTATGATAATGTAAACAATGAAAATAATACACATCAATCACATGTAAAATCTAATTTTATACTTACCGATGAAATTAAAGATAAATGGGGAAATGGTTATAAATTAGAAGAATATGAAGCATTTGAAAAAAAATATATTCTATTAAAAAATAATTACAAAGAAAAAACAAATTTACATACAGAAGCATTGTTAAATTATATTAGATATAGAGTAAAAGAGGAAATAGCTACTGCTAAAGGTGATGTTAAAGAAGCAAAAGAATGGGGTGAACTTGCAAATAAAGCAGCAACATCTGCAAAAATTAATCCTAGTCAGTTAAGTAAAGCCGATTTATCAGAAGGACTTTCTACTTTTTCAGAATTATCTCAAGCAGTTGAAAAAGAAGTAGATATTATCCCTATATTACCAAGATTTAAATATAGACCAAATGATGCTTTAGATTTTAATATTTGGTGCTATGTAAATTATATTAGAGATTTAGGTGGTTTACCTCCATGTAATTATGAAGATGTTTATGCTTTTTATGATAGGAGAAAAGAAGATTATATTAAACAATATGGAGACCCTTATGGAATATTTACTGATGATCCAACAGAAAAAAATAGAGATAAAATAAAAATTTTTATTAAAGAAGACGGTGTTTAAATGTCATCTTATAGTAACTTTCAAAGTCAAAATGCAAAACATACAACAAAAGAAAGTAGAAATAATTATAATCCTGAATTTAATAGTACAGTAAATGCAAAAGGAGAAGAAGAAAATAGTCAATTTAGAAGCAATTTAGATAAATATGTAGATTTTGTTTCTTGGGCAAGATTCTACCCTGATTTATGGTTAGATCTAATTAAACCACAAAAAGGTGGTATAAAATTACATTCTGACCAACGTACTTTTATGAGAATAGCAATGAGATTTTTAAGTATGTATGGTGTGTACCCTAGAGGTTGGGGGAAAACATTTAATGAAGAAATTGTTATGTTTATAGCTTGTGTATTTTTCCCAGGAATAGAATTTGCACTTACGGCTCAAACAAAGGAAAATGCAGCAGAATTATTAAAAGATAAATATAATGATATATTAAAAAAATATCCTTGGTTTAAAAATGAGATTTATGATGCACGTTTTTCCAAAAGTGATGCAGAAATTAAGTTTGTTAATAATTCTAGGGTTGATGTGTTGGCAAATTCTTCCACCTCAAAAGGTCAAAGAAGACACGTAATTATGATTGAAGAATCAGCTTTAATAGATGATTTCACATTCCAAGATTCTTTATTCCCAATTGTTGAACATGGTAGATTAACCGTCGGTGATTTAGGAATATTAAATCCTGAAGAATTAAGTCAAAAAGTAAATTTCTATACAACAGCAGGATTCAGAGGCAGCGATGAATTTACTAGAAGTATTCGCATGAAAGAAGACATGATAAATTTAGAAGGTAAAATAGTTATAGGTTCAGATTGGCATTTAGGGTGTTGGTATGGTAGAGGTTCGACTAAACAACAAATTTTAGATAAAAAGAAAAATATGTCTCCTATTGCATTTGCTCAGAATTATGAATCTAAATGGTGCGGAAGCTCGGATGGTGCTTTAGTTGATATCACTAAACTTTTAAAATTAAGAACACTAACTTCACCAGAATTAATATATGACGGAAAATCAGATTATTATGTTAGTATGGATGTTGCACGTTCTCAAAAATCTAGCAATAATCAATCTTCTATTGCTGTAATTAAGGTTAAAAGAAATAAGGAAGACAGAATTATAAATATGCAATTAGTAAATTTAATTAATTTAAAACAAGGATTAAATTTTACTGCACAAGCAATTGAATTTAAAAGAATAAGAAATTTATATAATGCAAAAAAAGCAGTTTGTGACGAAAATGGTCTGGGAAAAGGAATTATTGATGAATTATTAAAAGAACAAATTGATCCAATTACTAAAGAAATATTAAAATGTTGGGATACTATTAATAATGATAACGAACCAGATGTTAAGGGTTCGGAAAAATGTTTATATGCTCTTCATTCGCAAGGTATTAACTCTGATATAATTGTAAATTTTATTGATGTTGTCGAAGGTAAAAAACTTCAAATATTAGATAAACATCAAAATAATAATTATTCATTAAGCAATGAAGATTATATAAATAATGTAGTTTTACCAAAAGTTCAAACTGATTTATTTGTAGAAGAAGTTGCAAATTTAAAAATTAAACATTTACAAGGTGGTAAATTATCTGTAGAACAAGTTACTAGATCTGTTGATAGAGATAGATTTTTCGCCGTTGCATATGGTTTATGGTATATCAAAAACTTTGAAGACAAGGTTAAAAAAACAGTAATTAACATCTCTCCCTCATCATATTTCGCAATAGCAAATAAATCATCAAGAGCAAGAAGATAGATTGTAAATATAATTATACATATATATTATCACTATAAACCATAAGAAAGGAGGTTTAAATTGTCAGATCAAAACAACCAACAAAACCTCTCCCCTACCCTATTCTCATTAAAAAAATCATGGGAATCAGCTAAAAACTTTTCCTTATCAAGAATAGGTGTTTTATTTAAAAATAAACAAAAAAAATTAAATAATGTAACTATTGATAAAATAAAATTATGGCTTGCTAATCCACAAAAATATCAAAATGAGATACTTGATTTATCAGATAATTTATATGCTCCTGAA